AAACTCTCATTTTCCTCTTGTGGGTAATTCTCTTTTGTGGTAGCACATCTTCTACCGTCATGGATGCCACAAGAGCCATAAACGGATCCGTTTTTCTTGACTTTGCTTCTATCTTTCCATATACAATATTTCCGATATCCGCGTCATCCTCTTTTCCTATCTTCCTGCCATATCGAATCAGTTTTGTATTATTGGTTGACCACCTAAGTTCCGGAGCATCTCCCCACACAAACCATTGATTTGCAAAACAACTATCTATAACAGTAGCGACTCTCATAACATCTGAAGGTCTTACCAGTTTTAGATTTTTATATATCTTGGTATCAAATCCTATGTCCTGCAAGTACTTACTAAGTAACGCATACCTAAAATCATCAATTGCAAGATACTTGATATTATACTTTTTCTTGGCTTCCTGAATGTAATTAGTCAATAATGATGGGTGTACTTCCACATCATCAACCAATGTGAGCCGTCCCTGTCGTTCCCATTCCTTATAAGGAACTTTCAACCGTGGAATATCTTTAGACTTTAAACACAACCATGAATGGCTGATATCATAACGCTTATCCCCATCTCTGAAATGAAGATTAACGGAAGCCATATCCGTTATCTTGGTAAAGTCAATCCCACAGGTGCAATCCCAACCGGTCAAATCCGGTATAGGCTCTTTTGTTGCCTTAATATTTTCATAATCTGTTACAGCAAGCTCATTAGCATTTTCAGGAATATTCATTCTTTTGGTCATGAACGCTGTGAGCCGTTCCGGGTGCTTCACCCATTCACGATATTCTTTTCGGATTTCATCCATCAATGTGGACAGATACGGCAAGGAAGGATTGGCTTTCTCCCAATTCTTTTCATCATGTACCTCATCCTTACTATCCAACCGACAAATGAATGGCAGCAATCCATTATCCGGATCACCTCCAAACAAAATACCTTCCGAAGTTTCCAAAAGGTCATCCAATGGACCTTCTCTGACATCTCCCTGTGTGCTGAAATAGGAACGTCTTGGATGTTTCTTTTTTCCAAGTCCCGTGGTGAATACATTGATATTCTTATAATCCTCATATTGATGTATCTCATTGAATATCACAATGCCGGATCTAAGACCATCCTTTCCTTTAGGGTTATTGGTTCTCCCCATGATGGTCGATTGGGTGGTCAGATTAATTACTTTCTCTACAGTCCAATAGAAAAACTGCTTCAATTTTTTAATAAATTTAGGACTCTCAAATGCCTCAATAATATCTTTTACCGGGCGCATTGCCTGGTCTTCATTGTTAGCACAGATATCTACATCATAGCCTTTGATGCCATTATATGGACTTGCTAAGGATACTGCTTCCAAAGCAATGGTGCCATCTTTTCCTGCACCACGCCCAATCAGGCAAAACAAATCCGGCCACCTTGGTGTGCCGGAGTCCTTCCAATATGTACAATCATGTAAACCAATAACAAAGACTTGCCACGGAAATATCTCCTCGTAAGGAAAATACCGGGCAAGTCCTATATATTTTGTCAACTGTTCCGAGTTTACATATATATCTTCATTTTCAAAGCAGTAGCGTACATGCTCCACAAGTGCTTTTACTTCTTTAGATGTTCTGAGTTCCTCCGACTCCACCATCTCCATAAAAGCTTCAATCCTTTTATCACAGTTCGTCATCCTCATTTTCCTTTATTGTCTTTTCTGTAGTCAGTCCCAGCTTGTCCAAAATAAGTAACATCTGCTTATTTACCGCCACCAAATCCTTAACAGATTGGTTTTGTTTCACGATTTTTGCCTTTCCAGAAGCTGATTCTGTCTCATATGAGACGCCTCTTTTGCGGATATCCGTCATTAATTTCTTTTTGATATCATATAGGGTCATGTAATCACTGATAAGGTCATTAAATACTGATATATCCGCGTTTTTCTTTCTCAGCTGGCTAGTTAAACTTTCTAAAATATCGCTCTTTTTTTCCGCCATCATATCCCCCTATTTTTTTATTTTTTCTCACGCGCGACCTCGCGCAACAAAGTCGAGACCTCTGCCCGGTCTCCTTACCTAGAATTAAACCCCGATTTATTTTGACCGGGGGTATCAGTCCCAGCGTTCACTTGTTAATGGTTGCTTTTGTTCTTTTTTTCGGAATCCGTGTCTGGCTTCATGGCAATCGTGGCACAGGCTTATAAGATTCCTATACCTCTTTCCTTGAAACTCATAGAATATTTCCAATGCCAGCTCCGGATACTTCTTAAGAAACTGATTGTGATGTACTGTTGTAGCTTTGGTATACTTTCCTTTTCTCTTACAGTCTTGGCACTCGCACTTGTCTATCTTTAGTACTTCTTCCCTGACCTTTAACCACTCGCCCCAGATATAGAACTTGTGCACATCTGTAGCAATGCATTGCTTTACATATTCAATCTGCTCTTTTGTCATTACCTTCTCTATGCCTGCTGCCGCGGAAAAGAAAAGGAGCTGAGACTATTCTCAACTCCTTTTCATGCTACCAATTTTCTACTATTATTTTGTTCTATAAACTCTCTTATTTGATTGTAGCCCCATCCACAATCTACAAGTCCGCTAACTAAACATTCCATAGACTGTATGGCTTTCAACTCTTCTTCCGAAAAACAATCTCTCAGATTATCATTTTTACCGACTCCATATTTTTCACGAAGTTGGTTAGCATTTAATTTAAATAATGCTTTATAAATTGCATTCGTGTATGTGGAATACGCATGCCCATGCATCCGTTCATTCTCTTGCGATTGCTGCAATGCATTGGTAAGTGCTTGACGAACTGCAATACCTTTTTCGCGCTCCTTTATTTTACCGACAAGGGCATTTTCCATAGCATTAAATTGGCGGATATAAGCTAATTTAAACCTCATAGCTTTTTCTCCATTGTACCCCATAACCAAAAGTGTGAATCCATCACGATTCATATAATACAGTGGATTGCTTTTCCCGTTAGAAGCTTTATATGTTGATTCATAGAATAGAGCCGAAAATTCGGCTGTACTCAAAGTATCACCAATTCTTCTGATGTCTTCTAATACATGCTTATGTTCTTTTTCAAAAGTCTCTGCCACATCAAGGCTCGTTACTACAGTTACTTCCTTTTTATCCAATTTCACAATTTCTACTAACATAAAATCGTCCTCCTTTGTTTTATTTTGTTAGTTTTCTACACTAAAAAAACACCATCTGCCGGAAAAAGGTAAGGGAGCTGAAAACGCTCTCAACTCCCTTACTTGGCTAACTTATTACGTTTATCAGGTAACTCCACGAAAAAAGAGCTGAGGTTTTCTTTCCTCAACTCTTTTTCATGTTACCATAATACCACACTTGACAATGCAAAATCATGCCATCTTTTATTTTTTTAATCTATTTTTCCTTATTTTTTTACCTATGTACTTTTTCATGATAATATCATAGATAGCCTCTATATCAGTATTTATTTCTTGAATAAACTCCGCATAGTCATCATCCGACATTTTTCCCGTTCTTTTTACAAGAGTATCTTCTAACCCCTGCAGTTTCTCGCACAACATCTTATAATATATTTTATCTTTATACTTATAAAACAAAGAAGCTTGTCTAATATCATTTAAAACATTAATCAAGTCATCTGTATCAGATACTTTTTGCGCATTATAATGAATAACATTCCTCGCTTCAGGAATTCTTCTCATCAAATATTCACCATAAATATCTTTGAAAAAATCGGCTTCTAAATTTGTCCTATTTATCTTTTGATTCCAAAAATATTCAAAAAATATAGAACCAATTGAGATTATTATTGCCACTATAGATAATAATAATTCTAGAGATATCATAGTTTCTGTACCAGAAGACGATTCAACTGCTGCTAATAATAAGAAATTCATAATACTCCCCCCATTAATAAATATTTTTACGAATGGACAAAGTAAGATTATCACTTCTAGAAGTTATTATTACTTGTTCTTCTACTCCTTTATATCCAATTACTGCTACAATAGCAGCAAAAAAACCTTGAACAAAAGAAGATGCTACTTTTTCTATTTGATTTGGAAAAACTATTTCGATTTTATCTTCAAATGTTATTATATCTTTAACTTGCTCATTATATACTGCTTCACCATAAGGAAAGCCAGCTAACCTAGTTTCACTTTTGGGAAATTGCAAATTAATTGTTTTCATCATCATCATCCTCTCTTTTCATAACAAAATTCAAATTATACGCTGTTCCTGGTAAAAACACATAACAATCAGTAATTGCTTTGTCATTAGGTAATGAAGTTAAAAAGTCTCTTTCTTTGTTAAATCCAAGCCAATCACCCTCGTTATAATCTAATAAATCTTTAAAAAACAACACGCATCTATTACCACTCAATACATAACATGCATCATTATCTGATTTTTCTTGCAAAGACCGAATCAATTTTGTTAATCCGGTTCCTCCCGCTAAACTATGGTTTGGTCTCCCTGATATTTTATCCTGTAGAGCTGCTATATTACAAAAATCCTCATATAAATATTCATTTGTAAAATGCTTTTTATGGTAATTATATGCTTTTCCAAGTTCTATATATCTATCTGTAGATAATCTATTCTCGTCTAATTTTTCTTTTATTCCATCACCCAATAAAACATCCGAAAAATTAACTATGGCAATATTAATTCCATAAAACGTACCTGCCTGCGTGACATTTTTTACATGTTTAAAGTGGTCATTTGTAATATCAATATCTAGTAAGCAATCAGTATCTCCATGTTCACATGCATTCCCAACAAGTTCTCCTATTACTTCTGATATCTGATCACGGTATTCCTCTGTTATTCTAAAATACTTTAAAAACGAATCTAGTTCTTGTAATAAATTCCCTAAATAATTTGTCCTTTCTTTATCTTCTCCACTTATAATTCTTCGAAAGTGATGTCTATATATTTCCATCTTAAAACTTTGTACAAATTTATCAAAATCCACCTCTGTCGTTGTATTTAATAATTTTAGAGGGCATGAAAATACACCATTGGTCAATATATTTAATTCTGGATTCCAATACAAATATACCTTATGATGAAAATCTTTGATTAACGAATAACATATACACTCAAAAAGTATATATGAAAGCTTATCTGCTATTTTTACACTTCCGAAAGAGAATACTATTGGAATTTTTATTTTGGGATATTTTTTATGTATAGTATTTACAAAATTAATTATTTTAGCAATTGTTACACCTGAAAACACTTCTTCATAACTATCAAAAACTATTTTCCCTTTATCCATTTTTATTTTGTATGAAGAATGTTGATTCTTATCAAATATTTTTTGAATATTTTTCAAAATTGTCCCCTTTCACTATAATGATATATTCATAGAGCAATGCCATTATACCTTTATATTTGCCTTTCATTCCCTCATTTATTCTACAGCAATTTTATTCATTCGACAAAAAACATTATAACATCAATAGCTCTAATATACAATTTAAACATCATTATTTAGTGAAATAATAAAACTCACTATCTCCCGTCCATCTTTACATTTAGCAGTTCTATTATCATTCCAGCTGCTCTCTCTGCCTGCTCATTATACTCTTTCTGTAAAGGACTCTTTATTATGTCCCCAGCATTATAATGTATCATTGCATGGGACAGTTCATAAGCCAGCTCATATACGATTTCTTTGAATAGCATGGTTTCTTTTATGCCTATCCTATCCTTATAGAGCATGCTCCTGCAGCGACTCTCAAAATCCATGGTTAATACTTCTATTCCTTTTTTCTCTGCTAAATCTAACAGTGTATGGAATATCATTACAGGATGATGCATTTCCGGGATTGTATAATTCTTTTTAGCCGGAAGTCCTTCCGGTATCTTCTCCACTGTGGTTTTTACAGGAACTATTTCTTCTCGTTGCTCAGACGACTGCTGCCGTGGCTCCTCTTTAGCACGGAAATAGAAGTCTACTAGGTAGTCATATACTTCCCAGGCTTTGTCTGTGTTCAGGCTCTTGGCATGAAGTAATGCTCCTTTTTCTGTCCAAAGATATAATAGTCTAACTTTGCTCTGATTTTGCAGACGTAAATTTTGAGTGTGCAAAAAAGTTTGCAAATCCCTGCCTTTGAGATATATAAAATGTTTACCTTCCTCATATCTGCTTTTATTATTTTCAAAATTTTTACGAATAAGTTTTTCAGCAACCCCATATGCTGACGCTATTTGCCTAGTGGTTAATACTTTAGTTCCTTTTACCTCAACGTTTTGTATACATTCCATTATTATCCCTCCATTTTATATACAATCTGTATGTAGTTTCTTGAAATGGATTGTAGTACAATTTGTATGTAATGTCAATACTTTTTTGAGGTGCATATGTTTAGCAAGAGACTACGAGAAATGCGCATGCGCAGAAAATATACCCAACAGAATATGGCTGATATGCTTAATATTTCTCTTAATGCATATCAAAAATATGAGCAGGCAGAACGCTCTCCCTCTTTAGATAGTCTCATTGCTATTTCAGATATTCTGAATGTCTCTACAGATTATCTACTTGGTCGTGATGATTTTTTGAAATCTCACGGAGTTTCCTTTGATGAATATTAAATATATCTTCCAAAGCGTCCCATATTGCAAAATCTCCGGTTCTATCTCCAGCTTCAATTTTTTGATAATACACAAGACTGATATTCAACTTATCCGCCATCTGCTGCTGTGTCAATCCTGCTGCCGTCCTGGCATCCTTTAAATTCTTTCTCATAAAGCCCCTCCAATCTAGTACTTATGCGTTTTTGCGACGTCGCAATTAATTGATTTCCCCTATATACCGCCCTACCTGCGTTATGATTTTATGTACTATGCGCTTCATTTGCCGCTCGCTGTAGCTTGTGGTTTTCATTTTCAAGTAGGGAACTATTTTCCTGCGGTTTGTCCAATACCGTTCTCTCATTACCTTTTTCTCTTCATCACGCAAGCCATTATAAACAAATTCTACAGCTTCAATTTCTCTTTTGAGCTTATCCATGTAAGCATTTGTCATTTTAAGTGCCTTGGCTTCTGTTACGGACGAGGGTTTATTCTCTTCCGTAGTTCCCTGGTACCCGTCACTTGTGGTACTGCTCAGAATGTCAGATACATATTCCTCATATTCTTTCTTTTTATCCGGATATCTTCGGATGATAAACTCAATGATTCTCCAGCTTTCTCTTTCAATTCTCAATTTTGTTTCCTCCTGTTTTTCTGCATTAAAAAACCAACCGTCGAATATTGACGGTTGGTGAAATTATTCTATCATAGATGTTAATGCCCTAACATTATCTAACGATGCATTCATGGTATCGCCTATTTCCTCATATGCAACAGCTCTAGTAGAATAGTATTCCGAATTTGGATTAAGTTCTATTGCTTTAGTATAATCTCCTATTGCTTTTTGATAATCTCCTAACTTGTGATAAGCCCTGCCTCTGTTAAAATAGCAAACTTCGGCATCTTCTATACCTTTAGGTTCCAATTCGATTGCTTTATCATATAGCTCAATAGCCTGTTCATATTCTCCTGAATCATATAACGCAAGGGCCTCATTATTATATTGCTCAGCAATCGCTTGCCAATCTCTTTCGGCTGCCATTTTTATTAATCCAAACACACTAAATCCAAGAATTCCACATATTGCTGAAATAATCCCTAAATATTTTTCTATTTTCTTTATGATTCCTCTCTTTTTCGTTCTTTCAGCACTGTTAATACTTTTTTCAAAATGAATGTTTTTTCCCATACAAAATTTCCCCTTTCTTTTGTAGATAGAAAAATTATACCACACCAACCGTCAATATTCAATTGTCAAGGTTCCTATCCATTCACAACATTATACCGATACTGCATAATCACAGCGGTACAATCTACTTTGGTCGGTGGGTGTACCGCTGTTTTTATGTTACAGATACCTTGACACGCGCGCTGTATCATGGTATATTTGTTTTGCAACCAAACAAACGTTCTGTATATGTGGATTCATCCCTTTGCAGGGCGTTTTGTTATCTTTACTTTTCAGAAAGGAGCTCCCCATGCCTGGTCATGTTACTAATGGCT